AACCAATTACCATTGAAGAGGCAGTAGCAGACATAATTGCTGAGGCTGAGGCTAACGGTGAGGCTATTACCACAGAGGATATGGAAGAGGCTGGCATTACCCTTGCTGACCTACCTGCTGATACACCTGTCCAACTAGATAATGGTGTAGTCATTGAGGCTGGCACAGTAGTAGCCCTACAGTTATTAGAGAATCCAGCAGAGTTAATCTCGGCAATTTTTGATAATCCAGCAGAGGTACTTACTGCTCTCTCAAACATTGGTGCTGATATGTCTGAAGAAGAAAGAACAGAATCAGAGAATACAATCATTGCTTCCGTTATTGCTACTCAGGCTGCTGTTAATGCAGTAGCCGTAACTTCTGCTGCTAGAACAGCCACACCTACACCTACACCTATAAGTGGAGGTACTAGCGTGCCATCAAATGACAACATTAAGTTATACAAAAGGAGAAAACCTTGAAAGTACTAAAAGATATGGTCCAACAACTATGGACCTTGCTAGGTATGTTTATTGCTTGGGTTGTGTTGACTGGCTCTGCTAAGACTGTAGTTGGTTATGCAATTATATTAACCTTAATAGTCTGGGCTATTACTTATCCATTACGTAACTCTAACGATGAGTAATGATATTGATTGGGAACACCAGAATAAATTAAGACAACAATGGCTAATGGATAATCCAGAGGCTGAATACCAGGGATGGATGTCAATATGAATGCAAAGAAAGCAACACCTGCTGCAATAGCAGTACTACGTCAAGCAACAGCAATTAAACCAACAAGAAATAAACTATCAGATGGTTTACTACCATCTGCTGCTCATCTTAAAGCAAGCCCAACCTCTGACCATAACACAGGGTATGCAGTTGATTTAACCCATGACCCTAAGAATGGCATTGATTGTGTTGAAATATTTGAGAAGTTAAAAGAAGATGCAAGGGTTAAGTACCTAATATTTCAGGGAAAGATTTGGTCTAAAGAAAAGGCTAAAGAAGGCAACCGTAAATACACTGGTAGCAATCAACATAATAAACATTTGCATATTTCTATTAATGATGGGTCAGCAAATGACACATCACCTTGGTTTTGGTGGATGAATCAACCTAATCCATTAGCAACATTGGTTGCATCTATTACACCAATACCAGCAAAGAAACCTTATCCAATAGTAAAACCTCTAGTTTGTACCTGTTGTAAGGTGCATAGTAATACCAAATAAAGGAGCAATAAATGAACGAACAGTTCAAGCAAGTAGTAATAAGTTGGTTCCGAGCAGCAGCAGCAGCGGTAGTTGCACTGTATGTAACTGGAATTACAGACCCTAAGCAACTAGGTGCAGCCGCACTAGCAGGACTTGCAGGCCCAGTTCTTAAATGGTTAGACCCATCAGCCACACAGTTTGGCCGTGGAAGCGAGTAGTTATAAATAAAAGAATCCCCCGCCCAGTATTACTACTGGAGCGGGGGTCTTTTTTGTTTTCTAAGCAGTCCCCTTCTACTTAGCCAACTCTTGTATTACTTGCAAGATTTTATCTGGTCGTATCAGATAACCCTTTGACGGATTGGGTGGTATGTTACATGTAATTGGGTGTCCATACAAAGTTAAGGCATGTTTAAGATTTTCTATTGGTACTATCAATACAGTTCCTTCTAATACAAATGCCCAGTACGCAGCCTTAGTTGCAGATATACCAGACGGATACCACTCTTTATTGTTATGTGACCAGCATACTGTTTCTATATATAGGTTGCCCGTGTTCTTCCATTTAAGGTCTGTTTTAACCTCAATGGTTTTACCATTGGTAAGGAGTTGATTAACTAAGGATTCTCCCTCATGCCCAACGGACAGGTCTAAATCAAAGTCAGATAGTTTTGACATCGTATTCCTTAAATTCTGTTAAAGGTACACGCCAGCCATTAATATAATTATCACAGTACTCATCAGTCATATACTTTTCAGGTTTAATATAACCATATATTTCTACAGAAGAATAGTACTCTGTATCTAAACACTTAGCCCCAACTATAATTCTTTCTTTGTCCTTATCCCAAAATGGAATACTTGTTTGTGTTCTAACTGACCTTACTTCTATATTGTTTCCAACATCTGATAAAGGATGACGCTTAGTATGTAATCCATTAGGATACCAAGGGGTATTCCAGGCTAAATTATATTGTTTTGCAACTGCCCATTCACATACATTAGCCCTTATGTTTGCATTAATTTCTGGCTCTAACTTACCATCTGCTTTGCCTTGTGCATAGTTAGGTTTATCTGTTGAACCAAATTTAGTAAGCCATCGTTCTACTGCTAACAAAGTACATACCCTAACTTCCTCTTGGCTTAGATTAACTATCATAATTTATATCACCAAATACAGAAGCAGGAACAACTGTCTTGCCAACTATTCCACGTTGGCCTCTATATTTATCTCTTTCTTTTTTAGTAGTGCCGCCCCAAATTCCTTCAACTAAATTTTTAATTGCATAGTCAAAACATTGGACTTGTACTGGGCAAGTACTGCATAATTTTTTAATATAATTAAGGTGGGGATAGTTACCTTTTTCTTCAGTAAAAAATACTTCTACATCAATACCAGTACATGATGGTATATCTTTCCATGTTGGGTAATCAATCAAGATTAATCACCTCTTGATAACCACACCTAGTACACTTAAGATGCCATAAAGATTTACTTGGGTCTATTACTTTCCACATATAATTAAAACAAAATAGATGACGTAGTCTTTTAATCTTATCCTCCTGTTGAGTAGAAGCCACTTCCTTTAAAATGTACTGGTGTAGAGGACCATATACGAGTCATAAGATTTCCGCAAGAGGCACAGAATGGTGCAGCAGAATCATTTGTTTCTTGTATTTTAGTACATATCTTGCACTCAAAATCATAGTAAGGCATTACATACAATCCATTCCTATATCATCTATTGGTGTTGGTAGTGTTACCAATGAGCCACAGTCTACACACTCACCATCTAAAAAGTAAAATGCTATCTCACCAGATTCAAAGGCTACTATTGCTGTAAATAATTGCGAACCACATACACAGATATCTCCAATGGGATGACCACGTAAATCCATAGCATTGGTGTAATCTTTTTTAAACAAATCTTTTATTTCTTTAGGCTCTTGTGTCATCTTCTTCTTCTTCATTTTTATCTACCAAGTTATCTGTATCATTAAAGGTACGCCAACCACCCAGTATTCTGATTAAAGAATTAATTGCACGGCTAACTCTTTTACGTGCACCATCGGCAGATGTATTTAATTCCTTGGCTAAATCATTCCACTCATAGTTATCCGTTGTAAATTTTAGTCTTAAAATATTTTGCTTTGCCTCTGGTAGTCTGTTGAATGCTTTTTCTATATCTGACCTGAGAACTAACCAATTGTTTCCGTCTGTTACTTCTCCTGATTTACCAAATTTAAAGTTAAGGTCTTGTATTTTACTAGGTATCTCATAACTATCCGCCAAGATAGATGGCAAAAATGCTTCAATAACTGATGGGTCGTAGTAGTAAAGGTCAACCATATCGTAGCCAAACTTACGGGCTTTTTCTTTTTCACAATAAGTGATGGCTGCGTTACGTAATGATTTAGCAATTAACTTTTCTTTATCTTTGGGTGGTAACTCTGACCACTCTTTATATTTTTTGGGGTGTGTAACAAACCACATCCATAAAATTTGTTTTATATCTGTAGATTCAATTATAGAATATTTCCTGGAGTATTCCAGGGCAAGGGTAGATACAAGCAAATCATATTCTTGTACCCACTCTTGATTCATTTATTTACAATTACTACAATAATTATATACTCGTACATTTTTTATATGTATTGCAAAATTTTTGGAACAACGATAACAAACTACAAGTATAGTTTCTCTGGGTGTATCTACCCAGTAAAATGGATTTCTAATTTTCCACATTGTGAATACCTTCCCATTGTCCTCTTTGTACCAATAGTCCTATTATTGCATAGTTAGCCAGGTCTATAAGGGTATCTTCTATTGATTCATAGTTGGGCGTGGCGTCCTTATCAGCCAAGTTATTTAATCTAGCAAGTTTGTCATACATCCTAACCCTCAGCCCATTCATCGCACCGCCAGGGGCAAGGGCGATGTTTAAAGGTCCGTAATCTTCTTGCTTCTTCATCATAATACTACGCAGTTCGTTGAGGATTACATCAACATCATTTGGATTCTTCATCTAACATCTCCTTCATACTGCTATCAAATTGTTCCATTGCTGATACTACTTGTATCTCATCTGTAAATTGTTTACCTTCACCTATGCTGCTGGCATATATAACTGTACCTAGTAGTGTAAGCATACGCATAGCGCTCTCTGGTTCTTCTTCTATTGTTGTATATATATCTTTAAGTGCATTAAGAATGTCTAGTCCTTGTCCATTTGATATTGATATACCAACTAACTTTCTATTGTCTCCAACAAAATCCCAGAAGTCTTCATCACTGTCCCAAGCATTTTCGAATTCGCTCATCTATCCATTCCTTTCCTTCTTGCACAATGATACTGTTAACATCGTGTCCTTCTGGCATTTGCAATAGATTAACATTATGTAGTTCTCTGCTTAGTCTTTTACCAAACTCTAAGCCAGCATTATCACCATCTGCTAATACAATTACTGTTTCAAAATCATCTAATATTTTTGCATAATATGGCCTCCAGTTATTAACTCCAGGTATACCAACTGATGGATGACCTGTCTTAACTGATAGCACTACTGTATCTAATTCACCCTCAGTTACACATACATAACTACCTGCTGTTAATACTATCTGTGCATTAAACATTGTAGTTTTAGCCCCAGGTACACCCATATACTTAGGGTCTTCGTGATTGTTCATGCTTCTAAATCTGATATCAACTACACCTGATGGTGTTATGTAAGGAATTGCTAATCTATTTTTATATACCTCATGACCTGGCAATGGGTTTGCTACTACACCTAGGCTAAAACTTCTGCCCTCTTCTACCGATAGATGCCGAGTTGAAAGATATTCTGTTGCTAGATGTAGGTCCTTTGCGTACTGGTCTGTTGCCTGCAAGAGATATGCTCTCTGCGAATTTGATAGCCTCAATATAATTACCTCCTTCTTTATACATTATTAAATCATATACATCACCTTGTGCTTCACAACCAAAACATTTGAATCTATTTTGTTCATAGTTTACGGCTGATGATGCGTGTTTATCTCCGTGGAATGGGCACTTCATTTTGCGCCAACCATGCCCGACTGCTGGCAGGGTGGCGCCTACGTGTGCTAAGTAGGCAGATACATCATGTTTGTCCATTAATCTTCCTAATTAATTCTATCCATATTTTTGCTGGCATTGTTGCATACCATTCTCCTACATCTCCTTTACCTATTCGTTTGTGTATAATTACACCTGTCCATGCTTTATCATTTTTAATTTCTACTTCTAATTCTTTTACCCATGCTGATAGGTCTAGTTTTCTGTGGTTCTTTACCTCTATAACTACACCGTTAACTCCTGCTATATCTCCTTTGTCTAGATGTGCACCTGCAATTCTACGCTCTACATATGGGAACCATTTCTTTAACCAATTAACTACATCTCTTTCTGCGCTGGAACCCTTTGCTTTGCGTGGATTACTCACTTGACCACTCCGTTAATCTACAATCTGGACATAAAATTACTTTGTAATTAATTCCTACTTTTAAATAAACTCTAGTATTACATCCAGAACGTTGACAAGTACGAACATAAGCACCATTGGGTAGATGACCCATTATAACTCCTCCTGGTGTGGCATATACCGAATCATAACATCATCTAGATACATAGATTCTGGGTTGAATGCAAGAGTAACATAGTTGTTAC